CCTTGAACACAGATTTCACCGCTAGACCCAACACCAGAGCTGCAATTTCAAGAATGCTCATAGGCAACGGCCAATACACACCCTTCTTGAGAGATAACTCCATGGTATTCGAGAACACTATCTCTTATTTCCACTGGACCCTCTTGCTGAAGGATTACATTAATCTGAAGCGTTGTGTCACCCCTGGCGTCAAGCTGGGAAACGCCTCACCCTCTGTTCGCATTATTCACCAGAATGGAGGGGAGCAGAGGTGGTAAGGCCTTGCATTTGTGACCCTACACTGTGGTCGGAAGTCAAACCTTTCTTTTATAACGAAGGGTTTAGAGTTTTATCCGGCCATAAGTACTGGGTCGACGGGGAAATCATATTCCCAGATGGCATTGAGAAAAAGAAAGACAGTACATATCGTACCATGTACGGTCCAGCAGTGCATCACACAGGGCTCATATACTCTGAGTGTAACCAAAATGTCAGAGGGGGGATGCGTAGGATGACAGCATTGCGTACCCCTTCTGTGGATTGGCAGCCAGAGATAAATGAGCACATAGACCTATTAACACGTTACCAAGTCTCTGAAGACATAACCTATGAGTTACAGAGACGTCGATACCAAGCGTATGGAAGCATGTTGACGAGCAACCAAAGACGATTCATTGAGAATCATGAGTGGTTCCTTTTGGAATTAAAAAGGATGTACACTCCTTTCTTCGAGGATTACCTTGGAGCTGAGGAAGAGTGTGTCCTACACCACGCCGACACTCACGCCAAGAAAGCGTTGAGAGTGGAAGGCTATAACCACTTATTAGAAACGTCAACGTTATACACACGCAAATGGGTGTCTGAGGTCGTGTATAAAATGAAAAAGAATGAATGGGCAAAATTCGGGAAGTATGCCAGGATGATCGGAGACTTAGGCGTTGAAGCTTCGTTACACGGGTTTCGACTTACCGAATTTCTAAAGAAAGCGCAGTACGAGCGCAGCCTATGTATAGGGGACACAGACATTGTGTTCATTAAGAGTCCGTCACAAAAGGTTTTGAGGAAAGTTTTTAACAACCTACTCGACCCCAAGAGGAGTGGCTATTTTTGCTATTTCTCAGACGACTCTTGCTTTTCCGTGAGGGTCGGAGGTGTCGTCTACACCTTCAACCTTGACATATCCTCGTGCGACGCATCGCACACACAATATCTTTTTCAGGCGTTGTTGAAATTAACACCACAAGTAGCGAAAGAGGATATGGAAAACCTCATCGAACAGCTGAGATGTCCTATACGTGTATACTCCTGTGATGACAGGAAACTGAGTGTACTCCTCAAGGGGATACATCCAATACTCTTATCAGGTAGCACGTTAACTACCTTGATAAATAACCTAGCTAATGAGTTGAATGGATTGGCGCTTGCCGAGACTGATTTTTCAAAGTGCCGTAATGTCGATGAAGTGGAAGCATTGATCATTGCGGCATGTAAAGGAGTCGGTTATATTGTGACCTGTCAGAGGTGCGACAATTATTCAGATATACAATTCTTAAAGCATTCCCCGGTGTATGACATCACCGGTAGGTTACAACCATTGTTAAATTTGGGAGTATTGCTGAGATTAACTGGGGTCTGCGACCGGGATTTACCTGGTAGAGGACCCATTGCCGAGCGTGCGCGCCTGTTTCAACAGGAGCTTCTTCGGGGAGTTTACCCAACCGTCGGTTTTGAACTGATAGATAGAATGAGGGAAAGTGTCCTGGGCGATGAACCGCCCCCATCATTACTCAGGTGGATTAGACACGTTCAAAATCCGTCACTGGAGTACAAAGTCGTCCGCGAAACGGATGATGAGTATTTCCGGGTTGACATGGATGAAATCTTCAAAAGATACCCTCTGATTTCGGCGGATTCGGGTGATGAGCTCATTGACGACCTTGGAGGCGCCACGTTTGGAGACGTGGTTGCCTGTGAAGCGGCCGGTCATATCCTGATGAAAGACTACGGTCTCACTTGTCTATGATGGTGCATGC